TAATTTAGCAAAGCAACTGGGATACGCTAGCAGAACCCACGGCATGACCGATACAAGACAATATGGTATCTGGTGTGCAATGATAAGAAGATGTGAAAATAAGAATGTTAGCTCTTATAAATATTACGGGGGTAAGGGTATTAGGGTTTGTAAGCGTTGGCACTCATTCGAGAACTTTTGGGAAGATATGGGGCCTACTTACAAGGATACTCTAGAGATAGATAGAATTGATAATAGTGGTGATTATTGCGCCGATAATTGTCGGTGGGCAACGAGAAAGGAGCAGATGAATAATCGTGATGACAATAGGATGGTTTCTTTTGGTGGGAAAAAGTTAAGTTTGTCTGAATGGGAAGATGAAACAGGGATTAGCCAAAAAACCATTAGGAGAAGATTGGAAATGGGATGGACGGTAAAGAAGGCATTAACTATAGAGCCTGTTCTCGGTAGAAATCAATTTAGCAATATATAACATGGTTAGAGATAGGATTGGTTGCGGGGACAGGTGCTGGGTGAGGGTCTGGCCGATTGAGAAAAAAATATGAAGATATCCATATTACTACTAGATGGAGCCAAACAGATAATGCTGACTCCTGAGAATGACCATGAACGTTCTGCTCTAAAGCTAATCGCTCCAGGCGACAAGATAGAGGCTGTTACCAAGTGGGGAACGTTTGTGGATGGAGGGGAGGAAAGTATGCTTGGCCTAGAAGTGAGCGAATGTAAGGGTGGTTACTACCGAGGCTATCCGTCTGAAGAGTCGTTGATGTTCATAGTGAAGGATAAAAATAAAAAAAAGAAAGAATTATGATTAACTTATCGCCTTGGAGCACCAGAAAAAATCCGACCCCAGACCGTCAAAAGAAGGGCCGAGAGGAATTAAGGAAAACTGTCGAGCAGAGGCGGTATCTTGCCTCAGTCAAGTATTGTCAAATGTGCTCGAAAGCTGTTTATCCAAATGCTAATGGTGAATATGCCTTACATAAAGTATATGATGAGAAAAGAAAATTAAATCTACTGATTTGTGATGAGTGTCTTGAGAAGTGGCAGAAAGTATAAAAATAAAGGATGGTGATAAAAATGACAAGAACTCAAGAAGAAATAGTTAAAAGGATAAAATCGTTTGGACAATATGATGACTTTTTTGGTGTAAAAGCTAGCGATTGTGCAGTTTATTTAGATTTTCAGCACGCCAAAGAATTTTTAAAAGAAGGAATTACAGAAAGGAAATGGCTTACAATTCATAAACCACTAACCAGAAAGAATATCTTAAAAGAAATGTTAGATTATATGCCATTTGCTTGGGAGAAAGCGAACAATATGCGTGGAATTTCAGCTAATAGGAGCATAGACCATTTTTCAAACTGGATTTGGCTTTTAGGAGATGAGGATTTTTACAAAGAAATAGAGAGGGACTTCGAAGAAAATTATTGCTCTTATGGAATACCAATTTTAAAGAAAATCTGTAAAAAGTATGGCTGGGATTATAGAAAATGGGATATAAATGAATAAATCATCTCTTTTATCAACCGTCGTTGCTATTATTGTTTCCGGTCTGGCCCTCGCTTTGGGCTGGTATCGGGTGGTGTTATGGTTAATAGAGAAATATGCTTAAACAAAGAATAGGGGAATATGAATAAAGATGAGGTTTACGACCAATATAAAAAAATGCCTAGAAAGCCGAGAGGCAAACATAAACCAGTTTGGTTGACGGAAAGACAGGCCTACGCCTTATATGAATTTTTAGATGACTTTGGGCATGAGTTTTGGCACTATTCTCAGCAAGGAACGGTTATACAAAATGCCTTAAAAAGGATAATACCAAATAGGTTCTTTGAGGAGGAGGACTAACCAAGGAAGATGGAAACAATAAGGTTTATAGACTTATTTGCAGGCATAGGAGGATTTAGATATGGGTTACAAAAGGTGGCAATTAAACCCAAAGATAGCCCCAACAATAAGAGCGGAACATCACAACACGGCCAACATGCATTTTATTGCGTCTGGTCCAATGAATGGGACAAATACGCCAGCCAAATCTACAAAAAACACTATGGGGAAATCGACACAAGAGATATTACTAAGGTTCCCTCATCAGAAATCCCAGACCACGATTTACTCTGTGGCGGATTCCCTTGCCAAGCATTTTCAATCGCAGGTAAAAGGAGAGGATTTGAGGACACCAGAGGAACTCTATTTTTTGAAATCGCTAGGATTCTTGCCGACAAAAGACCCCGATATTTTCTACTCGAAAATGTCAGGGGTTTACTTAGTCATGACAAAGGAAAAACTTTCCAGACAATACTTGGGGTTCTCACCAACTTGGGGTATGAGTATCAATGGCAGGTTCTTAACAGCAAAAATTTCGGAGTCCCCCAGAATAGGGAAAGAGTGTTCATTGTCGGACATCTTAGAGGAACACCCAGACCAAAAGTATTTCCTGTCGAAGGAACAAACGGAGAGACTTATAAAAAGCTGAAGTATCGGGGAGCAATTATGTCGGAAAAGAACAAAAAGTGGCTCGAAGAAGATGAGAAAGAGTTAAGCAGGAATTTTCCGCAGGGGCAACGGGTTTATGACGCAAGCGGAATTGCTTCCACAATAGCTGGAAATGCTGGAGGATTGGGGGGCAAGACAGGCTTATACCAAGTTTCAAAAACGGTTAGAAGTGGAGGAAGAAAAAGCCCTTATGGAAGCAAACAGAATTGGGACAGCTATAAACTCAATGGAGCAATCAGACGCTTAACGCCGACCGAATGCGAACGCCTGCAGGGGTTTCCCGACGGTTGGACGGAGGGAATAAGCGACACTCAGCGATATAAATGTTTGGGCAATGCAGTAACGACAAATGTAGTTACTTGGATAGGAGAAAGGTTATATTTAAGTATAGATAAAATATGAAAAAGTTTTGGCTAAAAAGAATCGAGGATGTTAGCCAAGTAAGCGGAACAGGAATCGTTGCTGAGGGGATAATATTTAGTGATGGGGTAGCGGTTCTTAGGTGGCTAACTGCTTTCGAGTTGTGAATGTAAGTGATAAGTATTGCCCTAACTGTGGACAGAGATTAGATGGCGGAGATTATGAAAGCTGTTGGGATGTGCTAAGGGAACGTTGTAGCATGCTAAATAATAATGAAAGGAAGTGATTACAAAAAGTAATTTTGTTGATGATTGGAACGTTAATTTTAGAAATTTTATTGTGATTAAAAATGAAAATTAGGGGGCAGAATTGGATTGAGACTAATGACCACTTAATCATTATGTTAAGAGAGCCATATTGGGGAGCATGGAAAAAATATGGTTGGGAAATGGGAGTTGAGGGAATGGGGGTTTCTCTTGAGGCGGTTAAAGAGGCAGAAAAGAAGAAAAAGAAAATTATGGTTAGGTTGTTAGGCCGGGGAGCTTATGAGATAAGTCCAAAAATGGCATTAAAATATGCTGGAAGATTTGTTTCCCGTGATAACAAAGTTTTATTAGTTATACCAAGAAATAAATTTAAAAGGGGGTGATAGAAATGAATGATATAGAAGAATATGTTAAAGAATTAGAAAAAGAGGGGTTTGGTGAAGTTACCGATGAAATTAATGAGTGTTGGGATTTTGATAAAGAGCCTCGTTTAAGAGGTGTTTTTGTTGGTAAAAAAGAGGGGGTCGGTAAAAATAAATCAACCATTTACACTCTTGAAGATCGGAAAGGTAATAAAAATAGTTTTTGGGGTTCGACCGTTTTAGACTCAAGGTTAAAGGATGTTGCCATTGGCGATGAGGTGGCGATTTTATATCTTGGCAAAGTGGAAAGCGATAGCGGTCAGACTTATAAGAATTTCCGGGTTTTTCATAATAGTTTTGATGTGAAGTGATAAAATTAAGTTATTATGGGGACTTGGGAAATTTTAAATAATGATATTCCTTTCCAAAAGAATAAACGATCAATGGTTGCGAAATGGAATGGGAAAGCGGCCTTATCTGGTTTGAAGAGTGTTCTTGAGGGTAATTTCGGATCAGATAATGTTTGGTCAGAAAAAATCGGGGATCAGGAACTGGTTGATAATAAAATTATAATCAAGCCAGATTATTATCTTTTTGTCCGATATAAAGAAGAGGTTAAAAAATGGACTTTGGAAATAAAAACAACAATTTTTGATGACTTTAAAGACCATCAAGTTGTAGTTAAATCGCCGCAAATATGGACTTGTAAAAATAATCCTAAAGATTATCCTAATCCCTATTTAATGGCGGCAACCAATAGACATTTTTGGCTAATACCAATGGCCTCTTTTTGGAATGGATCGGTATATGATATTAAATTTAGAGACTCTGTTAAAGAGTGTTTTATTTTAGATTTGGATAATTGGGAAAAAAACGAGTTTTTAGTTCCTTTAGACTTTAAGGGAAGTATAGACAAATAAAATAATAAATGGTATTATATGGTTAATAATGGTTAAAATAAAAAGCCGAAATCAACTAGATATAGACGAAAACTCTTCTCGTAATTTGCGGATATTACAGGAGTATTTTATGAAAGATGAGAATGATAGCTGGCTATATTCTGTTAAAGAAATTGCCAAAAGGAACGGAATATCAAAACCTCAACTTTATCAAATTTTAAGAAAATTAAAGATAGAATTTCGAACCAAATGACTGAAATATCTGTCCCATGGGGAGAGTTAGCCCTATATCGGGGTTATGCTCAAAACATTGGGAAACCCTATTTAGATTTTCAATTAGAATATCCTCCGTTTGCGTTTATATTGTTTAAATTGGCGAACATTTTTGGGGAACGATATTTCACTTTAATGTGGTATGGAATGGTTATTTTGGCTATTTTAATCTCTTGTCTTATTATTAAAAAATTAAAAGGAAATCCTTATATATTTTTAGCTTGTATCTTGCCGTTGGGGGGTTTGCTTTGGGATAGATTTGATATTTTCCCCGCCCTATTTAGTTTATTGGGGGTTTATTTGGCAATTAAAAAAAGCTTTTGGTCTTTACCGGTTTTAACTTTAGGAATATTAACTAAATTATATCCAGTTATTTTGTTACCAGTTGTTTTGGGGTCTTTATTAAAAAGAAAGGAATTTTTTTCTATTTTGTGGGGAGCTTTTATTTCGTTGGTGTTTATTGGTTATTCATTTTTATTTTTTCCTAATTGGGTTAATTGCATTTTTGATTTTCACGGGGATAGGGGAATACAAATTGAAAGTGTTAGAGCAATTCCTAAACTATTAAATAGAAATTCGATTGTCGAATTTAAACATAATACTTTTGAAATAAGGAGTGATTGACTATGTATGGGTTAATGGGAAGAATAAATAATGTTGGGAAGGGGAGGTCAATAAGATGAGACTGAGTTTTATTTTATTATTAGCGGCAATTCTCTTTAGCAATACCTTTAGTCCACAGTATTTAGTTTGGGTGGCCCCATTTGTGGCTTTTCTTTCTCATTTAGAGGCCGGTTTATTTATTAGTTGTAGTTTTTTGACCTGGTTTTATTTTAGATATTGGGATAGTTTAATCCAATTAGAGCCAATGGCTGTTTCTATTTTGGTGGCTAGAAATATATTATTGGTGATTTTATTGTTAATTAGTATTTATAAGTTGTTAAAAAAGAAATGAGAAGCGACCAAAAACAAAGGCTTGAAGAATTTTATAAAACATTAAATGAGAAAGGAATAGAAGCGTTTAAGTTTTTATCTTTGGTAACAAGAAAATATAAACCAAAAAAAGTATTAGAAATTGGTTCTGGATTTGGTATTGGAAGTAGTGCTTTTTTGTTTGATACTGATGTTGAGGAAACAGTAACAATAGATAAGATAAAGGACTTAGAAGGTTTTGAAGAAAGAGTAAAAATAATTGGGGTAAAAAATAGAGTAACAAGGATTATAGGCGATAGCGTCGAGACTATTAACAATAATATTGAAAAGTGGAAAGATAATTTTGGCATGGTTTATGTTGATGGCAATCATCAATATGAGGGGGTATTAAGAGATTTGGGGGCAGTTTGGGAGCTGAATATTCCAATAATTATTTTAGATGATTTTTTTCATAAAGCAAATTGGGAAGGAAGATATGGAATACCTCGGGCCTATTATGATTTTTTCAAAGAAAAAGATGTTATTACCAATGTGTTTACTGATGCTAATGGTTATGCGATTGTAAAAAGAAAATATGAAAAGTAAAGTTTATTTGCCTAACGACTCTAAAATGGAAATTGGCGGTGGCTGGAGATTTAGAGAAAATCTTATAAAAGGATCTTCGAAATATTTTCAGGTAGTTGATAGCTTAGATGAAGCGGATATTTCTTTAATTGCCGGAGCGACAATGATACTTCCTGAAACTTTTGATAAGTTAAAGAAAAAAACGAAAGTTGTTTTAAGATTAGATGGAATTCCTGAGGTTTGGAGGAATAACGGGAAAACGTGGGAGAGGTTTAAGTATTTTTTTAAAAATAGCGATGGGATAATTTGCCAAAGTGAATTCGTGAAAAATACTACTTATGATTGGCTTCGCACAATTACTGGGGGGGGGAATAACTGGTGTGTAATTATGAACGGAGTTGATAAGGATATTTTTAAACCTAATGGCGATAAATTTAATTTTGGTAAAGGAAAAACCGTTTTAAATATAAATAGTCGTAAAGATGAAAATAAACGAATAGAGGAAGTAATCGCCCGTTATCGTTATGAAAAACTACTTGACAAAGAATTAAAAATTATTTTTGCCGGTAAATATCCTACTTATTTGCTACAAAATGAGTTCGGTTTATATGATTATAAGATCGGCAAAGATTGGCAGTATCTTGGAATATTAAAAAAACCAGAATTAGTGGCGAAGGTAATGAGGTCTTGTGATGAGTTTTGGTTTCCTAGTTTTGCCGATCCTTGTCCTAATGTTCTTATAGAGGCCTTACATTGCGGAATGTTTATTAATTATGCTTGTGATTTTGGCTCTACTGGGGAAATAATGACTAACTATCAAAAGGGATATGATTTTGGGCTAGAGAATATGGCCAATAAATATTATGATTTTTTTAAATCTTTATGAGCAAAAGCAGAGAGCAAATAGTTAATTATTTATCCAAAATCGATATCGGGGGGAAAACTGTTTTGGATGTGGGCTGTGGGCCAGAAAAGTATTGGGCTAAAAACTTTGTGAATGGTAAGCCCAAAGAGTATGTTACTCTAGATATAGATGGGCAGTTTGGGACAGATGTTGTAGCAGATTTAAATGTCCCCCTTGCCTTTGCTGATATGCCCGGCAAATATGTTAAGCGTTATGATGTAGTTTTTTGTTTAGAAACACTAGAGCATATATATAACCCAATTCAAGCAGTCAAGAATCTTTATGATGTTACAAGAGAAATTTGTTATATTTCTGTTCCCTTTATCAACCCACTACATGATAAATGGGATTATTTAAGATATACGCCAGAATGGTTTGAAAAAGTATTACCAGTGGTGGGATTTAAAAAGGTAATAGTCAGAAAAAGACTAGCCACTATTGGAGTGTTAGAGCTAATGAGATTTTATCGCGAAGAGGGATTAAGAATGTCGAAAATTAGATTAAAATCTGGCCAGTCTAAAGATCAGGCGTTAATAGGTTTATTTGTTGAAGCATGGAAATGAAACTGGATGTTGGTTGTGGCGAAAAAGTTGCTGATGGTTTTGTTGGCCTAGATATTAAGGATTTTGGCCAGAAGTATGTTTTAGATGTCCGCAATGGTTTGCCGGAAGGAAAGTGGGAACAAATAAGAACTAGTCATTTCTTGGAACACCTTAGCCAAGAAGAGGCAATTAATTTTTTAAACGATTGTTGGGATAAGTGTCAAGAACTTTATATTGTTGTTCCTCATTTAAAAGGGGAAAACGCTTGGGTTCTTACCCATAAGACGTTTTATACCGAGAGAACTTTTGAATTTCTTGAAAGAGACAATATTGATAAAATTTATAATATAAGAAGATGGGAAATAAAGAAAATGGTAACTAATAGCAGAAATGATATTCATGTTTGGATGAAACCGAAAATATGAAAATTTTAATTGTTGTTGACAAAATTCCTTCGGCAATTTGGATTTGTGGTGCGAAACCAAAAGAAATTTTAAAGGATCGGTGCGAAATAGAGACTATTGCTGTTCACCCCAAAAGGCCAAATAATTTATCGGAATTTGAAAAAAAGGCTAATGAGGCTGACTTAATTGATTTTGAATATTTTAAGACGGCGGAAATGCTAATGGAAAAATTTCCATTTTTGGCCAGCAAGCCAAAAATATTAGCTCATCATAATCCATATAATGTCTGTGATAAAGATTGGTTTAAAAAATATGATCGGGTTATTGTTAGAAATAAAACCCAGCAAAAAGATATGATTAGGGCGTTTTCAAAAACGCCAATTTTAATTCCCTATACAACCGATCTTGGTTTCTTTAAGTTTCAAAGAGAGTATCCAAAAGAAAATGTTTTTAAAATTATTATGGTCGCGGCAAGAATCGAGAGCAATAAGGGTATTTTAGAGGTTGCCAGGGCTTGCCGGGAAACAAAAACAAGATTTATTCTGGTGGGAAGAATATCTGATATGAATTATTTCCGAGAAATTGTTAGTGAGGCTGGTGATTATTTAGATTTTAGACAGGATATTTCTGATGAAGAGTTGAGAAATTCTTATTATGAGGCCCATTTGTTTATTAATAATTCTACCGATAATTTTGAAAGCGGTTCTCTTCCTCACCTTGAGGCGATGGCTTGTGGGGTGCCCGTTTTAACTAGGCGAGTTGGGCTGGTTCCTGATATTGAAAACGGGAAAAATATGGTGGTTCGAGATGGGAATAAAGAAGACATAGAGGATCTTGTTAATAAGATAAAAGAACTAAAAGAAAACCGAAAATTAAGGGAAAAAATGCGGGAAGAAGCTTTTAAATCAATTATTGATCGAGACAATAGTTATTATGCGATTAGATATTATCGGATTTATCGTGATGTCTTGGGAATGAATAAGCCTTTGGTTTCGGTGATTGTGCCCACTTATAATCGAGCAAAGATATTACAAACTACTCTTTTGGGGATCGCCGCCCAGAGATATCCCAATATAGAAATAATTGTGGTTGATGATGGGAGTAATGATGAAACGGAAAAAGTGGTGATGGAGTTTAAGAGGCTCGCAAAAGTTCCCATTAAATATGTAAAACAAAGCAAAGATGGCTATGGCTTGGCGAGGGCCAGGAATAATGGTATTGTTGAGGCATTTGGTAATATTTTGGTTTTCCAAGACGATCGATTTATGATGGACAGAGACGCCATTAATGAATTTGTTGATAAATTAAGGCCGAGATTATGGTTATTTGGCGACAAGGGGGCTAATAAAAAATCGTTTGTGGAAAATTTTAGCTGTATTTATAAAAAAGATTTAGTTAATATGGGAATGTTTAATGAAAGAATGATTTATTATGGGGGGATGACAAGGGATTTAATTTCTAAGATGAGAATGGCAGGGGTTAATTACCAATATGTTCCGAAGGCCAAATGCCGGGTTTTGCTAGATTCTAAAAGCAGGTTCACCAAGAAAGATGAAATTTATAAAGCAAAGTTATTGTTGTGGAAATTAGGAGGTGGAGAATGAATAAACCAAAAGAAATAAGATATTTAACTGATGAATGCCCGCACGAAAATTTGAAAAAGATTGCCCCGATGTGGTATTACTGTTTAGATTGCGGTCGGGTATTTAATTTTATTTTGTCTTTACAGTTTAGTTTTAATGAGGCAGTTGATCATTGGAGCAAAATTGTTTCTAGTTTAGATGATGTTAAAAAGGCGGTTAGAAAAGCGGAAAAAAAGGCTGAAAAAAAAGAAGAGAAGGCTAAGCAAGAAGCGATTAAAAAATATAAAGAAAATTTAAAAAATGTCAACTGAACAGACTCACAGAAAATTTAAGGTAATCGGTGTGCCATGGCATGTTGGGCACCAATTCGAAATAGCCAACATGTCTTTTATTGGTCAATATGATTTGCTAATTAATCCTTATAGGACTTGGGGAACTAAATCGCGGCCATTACCAAAAAACGTTAATTGGGTTACCCATTATGAAAAAAACAAGTATGATTTTGCTATTTTACACCTAGATCAACAGTGTGTTACCAATGATATTGGTAAGGGAGAATTATACCGGGAAGTTAATAGCTTAATTACAGATATCCCTAAAATTGTTATTAATCACATGGTCCCCCTTGATGACCGATTGCCAGAAAGGGAAGTTATTTCACGAGTTAAAGATTTGGTTGGCGATAACTTTATGATTTGTAACTCTTTTGAGGCCCAGAAAATGTGGGGTTGGGGGAAGACGGTTATTCATGGGATGAACCCTGAGGAATGGTATTCTAATGAGAAAGAGCCGAGAATTACTACTTATGTTTCTCCGGCTGGAATGGAAAAGGCCTATCGTCGAGAAATTTTGAGAAATACGATTAGTCTTTTAAACGAATGGGGATTTAAATTTTTTTGGATTGGTATCGATGTTAAATTCGGATCTTGGAAAGAATATCGAGACTGGTTGTCGAGAAGCTTGGTATATTTAAATTTGACTCACCAATCACCTCGGCCGAGATCGAGGACAGAAGCAATGTTGTCTGGTTGTTGTGTCGTTACTAATAAACACCAAGACGCTGAGTCTTTTATTGAAGATGGGGTTAATGGCTTTTTGGTTGATGAAGATCCATTGGCGGTGGCGACTTTAGTTTCTGATTTAATCACTAATCGTTGCCAGGAAGCAAAAGAAGTTGGCGAACGGGGCAGAAAATTTGCTAAAAAAGAATTTAGCCGGAAAAATTTTGAAAAACAATGGCTAGAAGTAATAAAGGAGGTTTTGAAATGATTGGTTTGGTTACCATGGAATATTATGATCATCGCCGGAAGGGGTCAGTTGGCTCTTCTCGTATTAGAGGGGAATGGATTGCCAAATATTGGGAACAATGTGAAATGTATTCGACGGGGAGAGAATATGATGGCTTAATTTTCCAAAAAGCATATTGGGAGGAAATGGTCAAAAATTTCAAGGGGAAAAAGTTTTTCGATATTTGCGACCCTGATTGGTTAGATAATCGACCAGTGGTAGAAATGATTAGAAATTGTAACGGCGTGGTTACTTCTACTCAAGCACTAGCAGACCAAATTAAAAAATTTGATATTGGCAATGTTCCGGTTATTTGTATTCCCGATCGGGTGGATCTAGAGTGGTCTAGACCCATTAAAAACAAACATCAAGGTTTGGCAAAAAGTTGTGTTTATTTTGGTTATTCTGGAAATGCCAATGTGGTTTTAGAACCAGCGGTTGAAAGTTTAAAAAGAAGAGGATTAAGCTTAACAGTAATTAGCGATCAACCTTTTTATGCTAATGATGAATTTGTTAAATATGATCAGGAAACTGTTAATGAAGAAATTATTAAACATGACATTGTTTTATTACCTAAGGCTCCTTCTAATAATTATCGTTTTCGGTTTAAAAGTAATAATAAAATAATTCAGTCTTGGGCCCTAGGGATGCCGGTTGCTACTAATGGATCGGAGCTGGATCGATTTTTGAATGGTGAAGAAAGGGAAAAAGAGCGGATAAAAAGATTAAAAGAAGTAAAAGAAAAGTGGGATGTTAAAATATCAGTAAAAGAGTGGCAAGATTTTTATGTTAAAACCGCATAGAGATATTATCAATAAGGTTCCCAAAGTTTTAATTATTGGCTATGGTTGGGTTGGCCAATTTATTGGGGAATATTTTAAAAAGGCTCACTATGTTAATGAAGATGGCGTGGTTAGAAGAGTTGAAGATAATTCAGTTGTTAATGGTTATCATAATTATGATTTTGGATTTGTTTGTGTGCCAACGCCAATGTTAAAAAATGGCCGTTGCGATATCTCGATTGTTAGGGGAGCAGTTAAAAATTGGATTGATTGGGTAGGACAATTTTGTCTTAAATCAACGGTTGAGATCGGCACGACTAATTATTTAAATAAAAAATACGGCAATCGATTTTGCTTTAGCCCAGAATATTTGGGAGAAACGGTTGGCCATCCATTAACAGATGCTAGAAAAGAAACTTTTATTATTCTTGGTGGCGATAAGTCGGTAACTGGTGATTTTGCTGAGTTATGGACTTTGGTTACTAATTCTTATACAAAGATTTATCAGGTCCCCGCGGAAACGGCAGAATTATGTAAATTAATGGAAAATTCTTGGATCGCAACTAAGGTAATGTTTTGTAATGAATTTTTTTCTTTGGCGGAAAGTATCGGTGTTGACTGGAACGAATTAAGACAAGTTTGGCTCGCTGACCCAAGAGTATCGCCTTCTCACACTTGGGTATTTAGAAATAACCGAGGGTTTTCTGGTAAATGTTTGCCTAAAGATATTAATAATTTAGTTTATTATTTTGGCGGCCTGAAAAATGGAAAAGCTAAATTAATGTCTTTTTTGTTAAGAAGGAACGCTGAATTAAGAAAACAATATAATGATGAAGTAATGTTGTTGCCAAATGTCGATAAAAAGTTTACAAAAAAAACTGACTAAGATTTCTAGGGAATATATCTTTTTAAGAGATAAGAATATTTGCCAATGGTGCGGCAGGTCGGTTGAAAAGCAAAATGGCCATTTATCTCATGTTATTCCTAAATCAAGGGGTAATTATTTGAGGTGGGACGAGAATAATTTGATGGTGTTATGTTTTCATTGCCATATTAATAGGTGGCATAAAAATCCCCTAGAAGCGGCAGAGTGGTTTAAAAATAAATTTCCCGATCGGTGGGCTTATTTAGAAAAAAATAAGAATAAAATCGCTAAATTTAAAGAGAAGTGGTATCAAGATAAGATAAAATATTATCAGAATAAGATAAAAGAGACCCTATCATAATATATGTTTCTATATAATACACTAAGCAAAATCTGTCAGAAAATGCGGCTTTTATTCGGTAAAAAACATTTAGATTTCGGGTTTATTTTGGGCGGGAAAAATAGAGTAGGGGAGAGGTGTTTTGTGGGTAAAAATTTTTCCCAAGAGAAAAAGAATAGGGGAGGGGAGAGGTTATGTTAAATAAATTAAAACTAAACCCAAATAATCCTCGAATGATAAAAAAAGAGGCCTTCGAGAGATTAAAGAAAAAGATTCGGGAATTTCCTCAAATGTTAGAAAAACGCCCCATTGTTTATGATGAGAATTTTATTGTTTTGGGCGGCAATATGCGGCTAAGAGTGTTAAGAGAGTTGGCTCAAGAGGGTTTTGAAATAAAAGATAGTTATTTTGTTTGTGCTAAAGACTGGACGGAAGAACAAAAAAGAAATTTTATTATTAACGATAATTTGGCTGATGGAGAATGGGACTATGATTTATTAGCTAATGAATGGGGAGATTTACCCTTAGGAGATTGGGGGATAGACCCCGCTAAATGGGACACAGGAGAAGTGGAAGAGGACGATCCGCCAGCGGTTGAAGGGGGCGAACCGGTTAGCAAGTTAGGCGAGATATATCAGTTGGGGAGACATCGACTGATGTGTGGGGACGCTACTAAAAAGGAGGATGTAGAGAGGTTAATGGGTGGGCAGAAGGCGGACATGGTGTTTACTGACCCACCTTATGGGGTAAGCTATGGGGACAAGAACAGTTTTCTAAACGCTATTGATAAAGGTAACCGTATTCAAGAAAATATAGATAATGATACGCTGACGGTTAAAGAGATGAAGGGATTATGGGTTAGTGCTTTTCAAAATATGAACGTATTTACAAAGGCAGGGGGTAGTTATTATTGTTGTAGTCCCCAGGGTGGAGAGTTGATGATGATGATGATGATGATATCTCTTTTAGAGGCTGATTGGGAACTTAAACAAACAATAATTTGGGTAAAAAATAATCATGTTTTGGGCAGGAGTGATTACCATTACAAACACGAGCCTTTGTTGTATGGTTGGAAAAGTGGGGCAAGACACAAGTTCTATGGTAGTGCGGGGGAAACAACTGTTTGGAATTATGACAAACCATTAAAAAATGAATTACATCCTACCCAGAAACCAATAGAATTAATTTCTCATGCTGTTGGCAATTCTAGCAAAAAAGGAGAATTAGTATTGGATCTATTCGGTGGCTCAGGTTCTACTCTAATCGCTTGCGAGCAACTTAAAAGAGTTTGCTATATGATGGAACTAGACCCAAAATACTGTGATGTTATTAGAAAGCGATACGCCAAGTTTATCGGTAAGGAGGAGTTATGGCAAGAGATAACGCCAATGATATAATCTAATTATGGATCGTGAACAATCAGCCAGTGAACAGGAAGTTATCAGGGATGAAAAGGGAAGGTTTGTCCCGGGACATTCCGGTAATCCTAGTGGCAGACCAGTTAGAAAACCATTAACTGACGCCTTACTTGAGTTTCTAAAAGAAGTTGATCCGAGAAGTAAAACTGGTAAAAGTAGAATGGAAGAAATCGCAATAACTTTGGCGGTATTAGCTAGCAAAGGAGACATAAAAGCAATTAAGGAAATATTTGATAGAATTGAGGGAAAGCCTCAGCAAAATCTTGATGTTGGCGGTGAAGCCTTTAGCTTAATCCCCGAATTAACTAAATTAGTGAAAGAAAATGTTAGATCCGAAAAAGATAATAAAGTCGATTCAGAGCTTTGATTATTTTGTTAACAATATTTTTTGTTTAAGCTTCGAAAAGTTTGTCGATGGTGAATTTGTTACTAAGACCGCTAATTTTCTTCAGAATCATTTAAGAACAGTTAGGGTTTCTGCTAAAGACCACTTTAAATCGACTTCTCTTTATGCTTATTTCATGTGGGATATGTTGAGAAGGGCAGATACTAAGTTTGATATGGAAGCTCATTATTTCTCTTATAAAGGGGAAATGTCGGCCTATCATATTGGCAAGATTAAGGATTTGGTTAAGTTGAATCCTTATTTTCAAGATTTGATTGATTTAAAAACTACGGCGGAAGGCGTGATTAAATATCGTTGGCAGGGAAGAACGGCTACCTTTACTTTATCGCCGCAAGGTTTATTAGGTTTTAAGAGAGGATTACATTGTAATTGGGGGGTATTTGTTGATGACCCGTTTCAAGATCCGGCTAACAAATTAGAGCCAAAAATTGTTAGAACGGTTAATTATGTAATGAAAACCCAGATTATTGATATTCCTAATCAAGATGCTTTTTTACACGTGGTTGGGACACCTCAGACTAATGATGATTTCTTTTTTGATAAAAAGTTTTTAAAAAGGTTTGAAGTAAGGATTTTACCAGCGATTGTTGATTATAAAAAGAAAATCTCATTATGGCCCGAACATTATAATTATCAGGAATTAATTGAAAGAAAAAATGAGCGAGGAGAGAAAATATTTAATCAGGAATATATGTGTTCGCCTGTTTATTCTGAGAACTCGTTTTTTAGCGAAGAACAGGTTTTATCAATGATGTTTGATATCCCTAATTATCCCATTGGTATTAAAAGAGAAAACCCTAAAGAATATGACATTATTGGGGGTTGGGATTTAGGTAAACATAGGCATCCGGCTCATTTTAGCGTTTTTGAAGTCCGGGGAGATAAGGAGGAATGGACTCAAATCCATCAGCACTTTTTTGACGGGGAAGATTATAAAGACCAATTAGAATACTTGGATTTGGCAATTGAAAACTTTGAAATTGACCGGTTGTATTATGATAATACTAGAGGAGAGATTGAGGTTGTTGCCGAAAAAGGGGAATTGGGGCCGGAATATATTGGCGTTAATTTGGGATTAAAAAAGAAAAATGCTTTGGCAACAGAATTTGATAAGAAGCGGACTAATGGTAAAATTAAATTAATTGCCGATGATCGGCAAAGACGATCTATTTTGGCGGTTCAAAATGATTTGAAGGCAATTGAAACGCCAGAAGGACACGGTGATGCTTTCTGGAGTATTGCCCTAGCAATGGAATATTTAACTGAGCCAAAAATTAGTATATACTAAAGATATGGGATTTATTAATGAATTGCCGGAAAGATTAATTAGTTTGTTCAATTCTCCGAAAGAGAGTAAGGCTTCAGTTGGTGCTCCGCCAATGTCAACAAGAATGGATATGATGAGTCTTCCTGAGCCTCCGAATATGAAAGATAAAGATTATTTGGAAGCAATGAGGGGCTGGGTTTATCGGGCTGTTGATTCAATCGCTAAAGAAGTCGCCAATATTGAGTTGGTTTTATATCGGAAAAGGGGAAAGAAAATCGAAGAGGTGGAAGAACACCCTGCCCTAGATGTTTTAGATAGGGTTAATGATTTCCAGAGTCGATACGATTTCTTTTATGGACTAGAAGCTTATCAGCAACTGGTGGGAGAAGCATTTTTTTATAAGTATCGAGTTGGGGGTAAGCCTAGAGAATTATGGATATTAAGACCTGATTGGGTAAAGATTCTTCCTCCCAAAAAAGATGGCGATTTCATTGGAGGATATGAATATCGGGTGCCGGGGATGAGAAAGGGCGATGAATACAAAGTAGAAGACATTGTTCATTTAAAAAGTTTCAATCCAACTAACCCCTATCGAGGAATGGGGCCGTTACAGGCAATCGCTTATACTTATGATACAGACCTTTTTGCTTTAAAGTGGAACAGAAACTTCTTTTATAATAATGCCACCCCTTCGGTTATCTTGAAGACGGAACAGAAATTAAAAGAAAAAGAAATTAAAAGAATTAAATCGGAGTGGAGAACTAAATTTGGAGGAGTAAAAAACGCTCATCAGCTAGCAATATTAACTGGCGGGCTGGAGATTGATACGGCTCTGAAACAAACCTTAAAGGATATGGAGTTTTTGAAATTAAGAGAATTTAGCCGAGATGAAATTTATTCTATTTTTCAGGTTCCCAAAACTATAGCGGCAATTTCTGATGATGTTAACCGGGCAAATGCGATTACCCAAAAAGAAATGTGGATGGAGAATGTTATTCGGCCAAGAATGACTAAACTGGTTGGATTTTTAAATGAATTTTATATTACTGATTGGGAGGAAAACTTATATTTTGGTTTTGTTGACCCTGTTCCAGAGAATAAAGAGGAAAAACTAAAAGTGGTTAAAGATGGGGGAGACGTTTTGACAATTAATGAAAGAAGGGACTTATTAGGATATGATCCGGTTGATGAAGGAGATGTTATTTATATGCCTTTTAGTGTTTCGCCCCAATTAGGGAAAATTAAAGGTAATAAAATTGAAAGGAAAAAAAGAATTATTGTTAATCATAAAAGAACCCCGCTAGATATTGTTAAAAATCGAATTAGAGAAGAAATGTTAAAAAATGGCACATCTGATATTTTGAAAAAAATTGTTTATTTAACGATGAAAGATAGGATAGTTAAAGAAGCCGGAAAAGAAGAGGTAAAAATTCCTAAAAACAAAGCTGAAGCTTTTTGGAAAGAAATGGTTAATCGGAGCGAAGCGAGTGAAAAGAAAATGGTTAATATTTTGAATGACTATTTTGGAAGACAAGAAAAATTAGTTTTAAAAAAAGTTAATGAAATTAAAATGCCTAAACGAATTAAAATTGTTGACAATTATTTATTTGATATGGAAGAAGAAAATAATATTTTAATAGAAGTGATTAATAATTTAGTTTATCGTTTAATAGCCCAATCAGGAAAAAGTGCTTTGGAATTATTAGACCTTGATGAGGAAATAACCTTTACCGATAGAGCAATAGAAACTATTAATGAATTTGAATTAAAGTTGGCGGGAAACGTTAATTTAACTACTTATGAGAAATTGAAAGAGCAATTAATCGCTGGTATTAGTAATAACGAAAGTGTGCCTAAAATTACTAAAAGGGTTCAGGATGTTTTTGCGGAAGCCAAAACAACTCGCTCAGAATCGATTGCGAGGACAGAAACTATTAGAGCAAGCAATTTGGGAAATTTATTGGGATATAAACAGTCGGGAATTGTTTCTCATAAAGAATGGCTGGTGGCTTTAGATGAAAGAACTTGTCAATATTGTTTGGCAATGGAGAAAGAATATAAAACTAGAACCCTAGATGAAAACTTTTTAAATAAAGGCGATGAGTTAGTCGGGGTTGATGGCGGGAGAATGAAAATAGACTATGGAGATTTAGCGGTTCCGCCGTTACATCCGAATTGCCGATGCACCATTTTACCAGTTATAAAGCTATAACTTGCGAGGGATTTAATATTCTGCTATTATTTAATTAAGAGCTATGCCAGAAGTAACAGAAAATTACATTAGGATTCCTAATCCTAAACACAAGTGCGATAGTAAAAATCTAAGGACAATAGATATTTCCAAGAAAAAGGGAATTAAGGCTCTTTATTGTCTGGACCACAAGAAAATTAAAACTTATTTATTTGATAGAGAAAAGTGGACTATGGAGGAAGCGAAAAAGTGGGTAGAGGAAAACGCCAAACAGAGTAAAGCTATTTTTACAACCGCTTTTGTTAAAGATTTATCTGAAGAAGATAATGGCCGACTGGGATTGTGTGTTATTTCTTCGGGGACGATTGATCGTGATGGGGATATTTTAGAGCCGACAGGAGCCATATTTGATAATTTTTCCAAGAACCCTAGACTATTATGGTCTCATAACGCCGGAGGTGGAGAAATGAGGCCCTCAATTGGAAGAGTGGAAAATTTTGAAGTTAAAGACAATAAAATTTATTTTCAACCAGTCTTTGATTTGAAAGATAAGTTTGCTGCTGAAATTTACCGGAAATATAAAGAAGGATTTTTAGACGCTTTTTCGGTTGGGTTTTTGCCTTTAGAATGGGAAGAAACTGAAACTGGTTATCATTTTAAGAAATGGGAAGCCTTAGAGTTTTCGGCAGTTAATGTGCCGGCCAATCCAGAGGCGTTGGTTGTTTTGAGAGATCAGGGCTTTCAGGTTTCAAAGAACTTTAAGGAGTGGAAAAAAGATGAAAGCTGGAAAGAAAGTTTTGGGGGAGTTCAAAGAAAAATGATTTCCTTGTTTAAAAATATTGATAAAGAAGAATATCAAGAAGTTGCTAATGAATATAAAAGATTTGGCCGTATTCCTCCGGAGGTAAAACATTTTGAAGTTGCTTTAGCAAAAGTGGCTAGAGGAAAAGAAATTAAAAAAGAGATGACTCAAAAGGAATTATTAGAAAAGTTATTAAAGATTGCTACTAATGGGATTAAAAGTTAACTCCAACTGTTAATCTATTTAACATTGGTAGGAAAGGAGGTGAAAATATGGATATTCAAGAACTAAAAGAAGCATTAAAGTTAATTGAAAAGGAAAAAGAGGCGAAGGCTAAAGAGCAGGAAAAAGAGGAAAGCCAACTCAACGAACTAATGGAAAAATTAGTGGAAAAAACTGCTAAAGCTGTGATTTCAGCGGCTAACGAAGCCAAAAAGGAAAAACCTAAAAGTGGTGATCCTGAAGAACTCGATAAAGAAGAGAAAATTAAAGCATTCTTCAAAGCGGTCTTAGATGGCGACAAGGCTCACGCCAAGGCATTAGCTGAAGGCGTTGACGCTTCTGGCGGTTATTTGGTGCCTGATGAATTTAGGGCAGATATTGTTGATTGGGCCCAAGATAAACCGGTAATCAGAAGGTTTGCGACTGTTTGGCCGATGGCTGGTAAGCTGTTGGAATTGCCCGCTTTAGCGGCAGATGTAGCAGTTTATTGGGGGTCAGAAAACACTTCAATTTCTACCACTTCGGCTGATTTTGGCAATGTTCAACTTACCGCCAAAAAACTGAATGCCATTATTTATCTTTCTACCGAGTTATTTGAGGATTCAGCCATTGACTTGGTGCCTTATTTAACTGATCGATTTGCTCAAGCTATTTATCGGGAAGAAGACCATAAGTTTGTTACTGGTTCTGGTTCTGGCGAACCGACTGGTCTAAGCCAAGCAAGCATAAGCTCAGAGAGTGCCGGTGGAACCGGTGATGCTGACGATATTATCAATGCTTATTGGAGACTTCCTCAATCTCATCGGGAAAACGGAGTTTGGCTGGCTTCAAATTTGACTTTGTTAAATATTAGCAAACTCAAAGACAGCGACGGTCGATATCTGTTGGTTGATCCTAGAGATGGCGGCTTGCCTCGATTGATGGGTAGGCCAGTTTTAGAGCAAAACGATTGTGGAAACACCGTTTATTTTGGTGATTTGCGGTTCTATTACATTGGTGATAGACGGCAAATGTCAGTTAAAACAACCACCGAAGGAGCGGGCACTTTCGAGAAAGATCAGGTAGCGATTAAGGTTACTGAAAGAGTTGATGGCGTTACTGCTTTAACTCGTGCTTTTAGAAAGATTACCAACTGGTAATTTTTAATTGCTCAGGTGAAGCGAAATTGAAGGAGTTAGATTTCGCTTCATTGAGAAGTTAAAAATGATTCAAGTAAAATTGCTAAAAACAACCAGCTTAGGAAAAAGATATAGCGTTATCCAGGTATCTGGAAATATTGCTCATGGCTTGATTGAGCGGGGCGAGGCCAGAATTTATAAACCCAAAAAGCGATATCATAATCGAATGATGAAAAATGATAAATGAGTCTAAACAGCTATGCCCTTACAAGTCTTGATCGTTTAAAGGCCTTTTTAGGCATTACTTCTAGTAACTACGATACGGTTTTAGAATCTTTAATTAATTCGGTTAGTGATTTTGTAGAAAATGAATGCGATCGAAGATTTAAAAAAACCACTTATTCTGAAACAAAACTAGATGGTCAATCTTCTAAAGAATTAGTTTTACCTCAATGGCCAGTTGTTTCTGGGGAAACATTCACATTATATGAAAGAGAAAATAACGGGTGGGATACGATAAACAGTGATGATTATTTGGTTGATAATGATAGTGGAATTATTAGGGCAAATTTTACTTTTATTCGGGGTTTTCAAAATTATAAGGCAGACTATACTGCTGGCTATAATTTTGATGTTAATGAAGGGATTTATTTGTCTAGTGTTGGGTTATCTGATTTAGAAAATATTGTTTGGAAATTGGTCGGAAGAGTTTATAACGAAAGAAAGATCCCCTCTAATATTAGCCGGATGAAATTATATAATTACGATGTTGCTTTTTCTAAAGAAGCGTTTAGTGATGATGAAATAAAAGAAGTTTTAAGTAAATACCAGCGAATTAGTTTCTAAGATGAACATTTTTCTTGATAAAACGGCAATTATTAGAAGGATGAAGCCAATTGTTGGTAGCGACCGATCTAGGCTTCAATCTACGGCGACGGTTGAAGCTAATATCCAGCAATTAGACAGAGAAACGACGGAAAGAGTATCAGGAGTTTTTGGGGAAGATTATATTCTTTTTGTTGATTATTTTGTCGCTATTCAGGAGGGAGATCAAGTAGAAAATAAAGATACTGGAGAAAAATTTTCTGTTAAGGAGATTATTGAAGCAGAGCTGTTCGGCATTGGCCAATTTAAGGAAGTCTATATTACCAAGCTAGATGAAAATTAAAGTTGAGTTAAAACCAACGGCCGAAAATTTAGTTAAGCAATTTAAAGGTTTTGAGGGAATTTTATTAACTAAACTTAAGGAGGGAATTTTAGGCTATGCTCTTTTGGTTCAGCGGGGAGCGATGGAAGAAGCACCAGTTGATACTGGTAGGCTAAGGGCCTCTATTAGTAAGGGAATGAGAATCCATTCTGGGGGGTTAACAGCGATTATTCAACCAAATGTTGATTATGCCTATTGGGTTCATCAGGGAACAAGACCCCATATAATTTTGCCCAAAAATAAAAAGGCGTTATATTGGAAGGGGGCGGAACACCCAGTTAGAAAAGTTAGCCATCCAGGAACGAAACCTAATCCGTTTATGATTAGAGGAGTAAAAAAATATGAAAATGAAGGTTATAGCTACTTTTTGGGAAAAGTTGACCAGGCAATTAAAATTTTAGCAACAATGAAATGAGTATGCGAATTTTGTCTAACCAGATTAAATCTAAGCTTGAAGGAATTAGCGATATTCAAGCGGTTTATGATTTTCCTTGGTTAGATTTTGATGGTTTTCCGGCGGCAACAATTACTCCGTCAAATGTTGAGTCTGATTATGAAACACAAGCGGAAAACTTAAGAACTTATGTTTTTTCGGTTCGATTATTTTTGAGTCTAAACATCGTCAATAAAACTTCTAATAAAGAAAAAGTGGAAGATGGCTTCCGGATTATTGAAGAGTTAGTTGATTCAGTCGTTGATGAATTTGATAAAGATGAAACATTTTCTGGAATTCAGGCTAGCTTGCCAACGGGTAAAACGATGATCTCTTTAATTCCCATTCCAACTGTGATAGACTATTTTATAGAGGAAAAGATGATTGTGGCTGAAGTTAGAATTCAGGCAAAAGTATCATTTGACATTAAAAGTTAATATCTGCTATTATTTAATTAAGGATGAGTAAATTTATCGGCCGTCTAGTTCAATTAGGCATTGCGAAAGAATCTGTGAGGGGGGCAGGGGGAACGCCCAATTTGTGGATTCCCCAAGTAAGCCTTTCTATTAACCCCATGATTGATGAGGCTAGAATTGAGGGCGGATTAGGATCAATTGTTGATAGCGAGGGGAAATTGGTAACAGAAAAGTATTGTGAAGGCGAATTAACGGCAGAACTGAGGGATCAAAGTTTTGGGTTTTGGTTATATAATTTATTGGGAAGTGTTAGTTCTGTTGTCTATAGTGGTGCTAATAAACATTCTTATAGTTTGCTAGATACTAATAATCATCAATCGTTAGCATTAACGGCTCAATATTCTGACTTAGCGACAGAAATATTGAAACTGGTAATGATTAATAGATTAGAGTTAACAGCTAATTTAGATGGCTTGGTTCAATATTTAGTAGGGTTTACTTCTAAAGCTCCTGGTATTTTTTCGGCAACTCCTTCTAATACATCAGAAAATAAATTTTCTAAAAAACATGTTCACTTAAAAATTGCTAGTGATATCACCGGTTTAGCGTCGGCAAGTGAATTAGAAATTAAAACTTTAAGTGTCGCTTTTGAAAAGAATGTTGAAAGAGATTCGGTAATGGGGACAGTTCAGCCGATTGATATTTTGAATAAGACTTTTTCTGTTAGCGGCTCGATTAGTTTGGTTTATGAAGACAACACTATTCGAAACTATATGTTAGATGGCGACGAAAAGGCTCTCCAAATTGAAATATTAAACGATGATGTGGTAATCGGGACAACAAATCCTTCTTTCAAGTTGGTATTTCCAAAGGTCGACTTTAGCGGCTGGACTCCTAATTTGGCCCTAGAAGATATTGTTTCTCAAACGGTTAACTTTAAGGCTAATTATGATTTAACTGACGGCGTTATTAGCAGTTGCGAACTGGTTAACGAAAAAGCGTCTTACTAAGGAGCTTAATTATTATGGATCGAGAACTGAATATTGTCGAGTTGCCTTCTGGATCTAAGGCGAAAATTGTTACTTATTTTACCCACGGCGAGGAGGGTATTATTAATAATGCCAAGTGGTCTGGGGCAGTTGTTAAAAACCAAGATGATAATATTATTATTGAAAATGTTCCTGTTAATCAAAGCGATTTAACTAAAACTGCGATCGTTGTTCAAGGAACTAAGGAAATTGATGGTAAAAGTGTTGATGAAGGCGTAATTAATGATCTTCGGGAAGATGATTTTAATTTTCTTCTTGATAAGCTTCTAAAAGTAAGAGAGCCTAAAAAAAAGGGGAAATAATTGATATTGTTGAGGGGGTTAGGTTTTACTTGCGAGGGGAAAGTTCTTCTTGTCCCAATGAATATGTCGATTATTTAATTCAAAAAAAGATGGGCTGGGATTATTACACTTTATTGAATCAGCCAGAATATTGGGTTATACTGGTAAAAGAATTTATAAAGCTGGATATTGAAAATGGCCGATACTAAAAAAGTTACTATTGTTGTTTCTGCTGATGACCAGACAAAAAGGGAGCTTGGCAGTGTTGCTAATAATATCAAAAATTTATCTGATGAAACAAAAAAAACAACCTCTTCCACTAGTGGGCTAAAGTCTTCGATTCTTCAATTAGCGGCTGGTTTTGGAGTTGCCCAGATTGCGACCAATGCCATTCAATACGCTGCTAGTGCTTTAAAAAATGAATTTAATGCCTCAATTCAAGCGGCAGAAAAATATACTTTAGCGATGACTGGTTTAGCTTCGGTATCGGCAGCTTTTGGAGAGGATCAAAATCAGGCCACGGAAGCGGCTAAACGTTTAGCTTCGGATGGATTAATTACGGTAACAACAGCGGCTCAAGGCTTAAAAAACTTAATGGCGGGAGGATTAAGTCTAGATAAAGCGATTGAATTAATGAATGCCTATAAAAATGAGGCGGCTTTTGGAAGAGCGGAAACGATTGAATATGATCAAGCAGTTGGCAATTTGGCAGAATCGTTTTTAACAGAAAACGCCATGATTGGTAATCTTTCTGGACAACAGGAAAATTATAACATTATTATTGAGGCTGGAGCCAACATTTTGGGTAAAAAGGTTAGTCAATTAACGGAAGCTGAAAGAGCAGAGGCAAAATATTTGGGGACCTTAATTGTATCGGAAAAGGCGGAAGGGGATGCCGCAAGAATGACAGAAACGCTTATCGGTAAAAAGGCAAGGTTGAATAATGAGATATTTAATTTGCGAGCGGCGATTGGCCAAGCTCTAACACCAGCAATGGAAATGTTAAACCAAAACTTTACCGATTTAATTGTTAGTTTAATCCCTACTCCTCAGGCAATGGCAAAAATTGCTCAATCGGCAATGTTTTTGGCCGGTGTGATAAGGGATACGGCGATTGCGTTGGGCGGATTAGCAAAGGCGTTTATAGAATTCCAAGGATTAAGATTCCAAAGTGCTTGGGAAACTGTTAAAAATACCACGAAAACTGTTTTAAACAATATTGACGATACCGCCAGAGGAATACAAAAAATTACTAGCGAAAGTATTCAGGGAATTTATAATGTTCAAAAAGAATCGGCAAGCCGTATTGGTGATTTTATGAGTGATGTTGGCCAAGAAACGAGAGATATGGCTAAGTCTATCGCCGATGAAATTAAAAGCTATGAAAGAAGCATTGAAAGCATGACAAGAAGCTTTAATGAATCGTTAAGAGATCTGATTTTTGCTCATCGAGATAAACGGGAACAATTAGAAAAAGATATTAACGAAGAGAATAAAAGCTATGAAGAAAAATTAAAAGAAAGAGAAGAAAGATACGACAAGGATATGGAAAGCCTCGAGTCGAGGCATGAAGAAAAGGTTTTTAATATTAAAAGAGATATTGAAGAAGAGGAAACTGCTTTAATGTTATCTGAGCGGCAACGGGAAGCCTTTCAGGATGATAAATATTTAAAGGATATTGAAAGAAGTGAGCGTAAGCTAGAAGATTTAAAGAAAAAGTTAAAAGAAGAAAACGAGGCCTATCGACTTCAAAAAATAGAAACAGGGTCTATTTTTGAAAAAGAGACTGAAAAAATAAAGACAGAACATGAAAAGAGATTAAGCTTACTTCAAACAGAGCTAACTCTGGAATTAGAGATTTATAAAGCTCATCAGGCTGATTTCGATGCCCTAAAAGATCAACAAAAGGAAGATGATATTACTAGATTGAAAAGACAATTAGCGGAAGAAAAAGCAATTAGGGAAAGAGATCATAATGAAAAATTACAGGAAATGTATGTTCAGGGCAGAACAGAACAAGAATCTTATTATAAAGGCAAAGAGCATAAGTCTGCCGAGGAAACTACTAGGGCAATTCAAGAACAAGAAAAAAGAGCGAAAGAAGAAGTTTCTCGAGTGGTTTTACCCGAAATCCAGGCTCCGGAGTTTGCTCCTTCGGCTCAGATTTCGCCAGACAGCAAGGGATTATTGGCTACGATTGGAGAAAGTATTTCTAGTGCTTGGAAAAGTGCCACTTCTTGGTTAAGTGCTAAATTACCTTTTTTCCAAGAAGGAGGAACTGTCCCCGGGCCAATTGGTATGCCCCAGCTGGCTGTTGTTCATGGCGGAGAACAGGTTACCCCCGTTGGCAGTAATAATGGTAATCTAACTATTAATATTAATATGGGAGTTTATGCTGGCAAGGCAATCGAGAAAAGACAAATTGCTTATGAATTATGGGAAGAGGTCGGTAAACTGGCAAGATCTCAAAATAAACAACCACAAGAATTATTACGACTATGAGCTATACATTAAATAATCAAACATTACCAAGACCAGTTAGAATAGAGCGGGTTCCAGTTCAAATAATGAAATCTGTAACTACTTTTTCTGGTGCTAGCAGAAGAGATTATGTTAGACAGAAGTATCAATATTTATTGGAATTTAAAATGTTGACCCAAAGCCAAGCAACAATGATTATTAATATTTATAATTCCAAAAAGGCCGTTAATTTTAGTGTTTCAGAAGACAACCTAACAATTAATACTTCAGTTTTTGTTGATATCGGCAATCGACAATATAATACTAAAGGTAGTCAATATCGAGAGGATTTTGTTTTATATTTAGAAGAAGTTTAATGCTAACTTTACCTGATTCTATTTCGACAGCTTTTGATAGTATTACTACGGCCACTGAGAGGTTGTTAAGCCATAGATTTTATGTGGCTTGGAAGCGGATTGTTGATGATTTTAGTTATGGAATAGTGGGAACGTCTACGGTTAATAATTGTTTGGTTCGAGGAGAAAATACAATTTTAACGCCAACGGAATCATTCAGATTTGACGATGAAACAGACAAGGTGATTAGCTTAGAATATGATCGGTTCATTGAAGAACCACTAGGGGGAATTAGTTTTACTATATTAGATGTCGAACTAGATAATACTGATAGAAGATTCACTCCGGAATTTAACTCTACAATTGGAACGGCAATTTTGCCTAATAGACCAGTTCGGGCGGCATTGGGCTTTAATCTTTTAGGCAGGGATAATAACTTGGTGGTTTTTAAGGGCTTGACGGATACAATTAAAGAAGATAAAAATCTTGGCCTAGTCAGATTTAGCGGCCTAGATTATATTTATTATTTAAATGATTTGGTAATGAATTCGGCAATTTATACCGATAAAAGAAGCGATGAAATTATTAAAGAGATTTTGATTGAGGCGGGACTAGGTTCTAGCCAATATCAACTAGATACTGGCTTAAATAAAATCGGGTTTGCTTGGTTTAACAAGGATATGACCGCCGGAGAGAGAATTAGACAAATTTGCGAAGCAGAAGAAGCGAATTTTTATCAGGATGAAAATGGAATAATTAGATTCGAAAACAGAAGAAAATTCGCTCAATCACCTTATAATTCGGTTGTTTGGACAATAGACAATAACGATATTTTGGAGTGGCAGCAAGACGAAAGCGTGGAAGTTATTAACCGGTGCGTTGTCCAAGCTGAGCCTCGGGAGTCTGGCGATGTTACGGAAATATGGAAAGACGGCATTGTTGAAGAAGTAGATAAAGGAGAAACAAAAGAAATTTGGGCTTCGTTTGATAATCCGTGTGTTTCGATAGAGGATCCGGTCGCAACTACTGATTATATTGCTAACACCGCCTCTGATGGCACGGGATCGTTTGTTACTAGTTCTGTCAGCATAACGGCAGAAAGCTTTACCGATCGGGTCAAGTTAACAATCGTTAATAATTCTGGGGCAAGATGTTGGTTAACTTATTTTAGATTAAGGGGGACGCCAGCGGTGATAAAGTCGCCAATTCAGCAAGTTTATGAAGATAGTGATTCAATTGCCCAATATGATAAACATGTTTTGGAAATTAATAATGACTTTATTGACAATGATAGTTTTGCTTATTATTTGGCCAGAACAATTGTCCAGAAATATAAAGACCCAAGAAAAAGGATTAGGATTAGAGTAAGAGGAATCCCTAGATTACAACTGAAAGACAAGGTTAATGTTTATGATCGAGATTTAAATGTTTACAAAAGCTATCGGGTGATGAGAATTCAAGGATCTTTAGCCTTGGGGGGATTCGAACAGATTTTAACTTTAAGGGAAACGTTTGATGATGAAGCTGATAGTTGGGCAATAGTTGGGGCCACTAAGGTTGGATCTATAAATGAATTTGTTGGAATATGACAGAAATAGTTAGAAAAGATGCGAAAGAAAGAGTTGTCGGCGATAAATCTTTTGTCGGCGACCAGGAAATTGTCGGTAAATTTTTAATTAGAGACCGGAATTTTAATACTATTTATGAATTTGATCCTAATACTAACAAGGTTACTGTCTATGATATTAATGGAAATATTATTTGGCAAGCAAATACTTCTACGGGAAAGATTTCTGGTATTCCAAAAGAATATTATTTACCGCTGATAATGTCTGGGGCAACAAGTGGAGGCTTTGATGCATTTTATACCAATATGGCTGTTCCTCAATATCTTTGGCCAACCTACTTTAAGATAGACCCCGATGATTATGATGGGGCGTCTTTTTATTTAGAAGCTATTTATCGGGCGGGAACAAGCGGGGGAGCAACGAGAACCTGCTCTATTGATTTATATGACATAGCGGCGGCCGCTGTTGTTACCAATAGTAAAGTTTCTGGGAGCGAGCAGGCGGCTGGTAGCGACCCATTCGGCTACTGTTATATGAGAGGGGCGACTAGCTTTAGAGGCAATTTGACCCCTGGAGAAAGAAGTTATGTGGCAAGATATTATAAAGAGAATAATACTGACGCAAATGATTTTATTGATCTTTATAAGCTTGGATTAGTTATAAAATATTGAATTTGGTAAAATTGCCAATTCAAAGATTTGAATTTAATAGTTAAAATGCTAAAATAAAAACATGAGAGCGTCCATTTCTCAAGAAGAAGAAAATTTTGTTCGGAATAACGGGGAAAGGGCTATTTATTCATTAATGCCGATAGATAAACACGATTGTGATTGTTTTCCTTTAAGAAAAGATTGGGCAGAAAGAATTTCTAAAATGCCCCTTGATCAAAGAAAGAGTATTAATTCTAGAAAATTTGCTTTTCATTGCCCAAAAGCTAAGGGGAAAAAGAAATATCAATTATTTTGTGGCGGATGTGGTGATTTATTGGGAGAAGTTTATGCCGATAATGATCAATTAAAAAATTGGTGCGATCTACATTATATTGTTAAAAGTAAACTTGATAAAGAGGAAAATATTGTCTTGGACCGTTACCAAAAAAACTATAAGAATCATAAACAGGGAGAAGTAAAATTAGATAAAAATGGCCAACCAAAAACGGTTTCTGTTTTTAAAGAAGTTGGGAAATGGCATGGGGCGTTAGCGGTTAATGCTGATGGTGAATATCCGATTATTGAATGTTCTTGTTTAAAAAGGAATAGTTTAAAAGATTTTAAAATAAGAAATGGCTGATTTAGGAACAATCACATATACTTCAGTTACTTGGACAGCCGGCGATGTTATCACCGAAGCCAAGTTAGACAATATGGTTGCCAACGACCAAGCCTATGACTCTCATTCCGCTCAAGGATTGTTATTAGATAATGGAAAAGCTTATTGTGGTAAAGATAGCGGTGGAACAGCAAGAAATTTATTAAAGATTAATTCTAATGATGAAGTTGTTTTTGGTTTTAATGTTGGAGGCTGGATTGAAGCAGGCGAAACGTGGACCTACAAATCGGCAACCGAGGTCTATGCGGCAGGCGACGTAACAGGCAAGTATCAGAAGGGCGATAAGATACGCTACAAACAAGGCGGAGACTGGAAGTATGGCTATATCATCGGGGTATCAACTTATGACTCAGGGAATAATCGAACGACCCTAACGGTTACCGGTGGCTCAGACTACTCAGTTGCGAATGCGGCTATCACCGACAACTACTACTCGAAGTCCGAGAACCCGCAGGGGTTTCCTAATTACTTTAATTTTACAGTTAATTGGACTGCCACTACCACCAATCCTGATCTTGGCAATGGCACTAAAATAGGCAGATTTAAGATAAATGGTTCGCTTATATTTGTTTTTATTGCTATTGAGATGGGTTCGACAACTACTTATGGAGAAGGTGCTTGGGGAATCTCCATTCCTGTGGGTTATTTAGATACTTTTAATGCTAAGGCTCATCATCTTGCTGGGTATGGAATTGATTTAAATGTTGCTAAGTATTATCCGATGGCTTCTTCTGGTGCAGCTAGAATAAGGTGTGAAGCCGGGACTGTAGCCCCAACCGTGCCGTTTACTTGGGCTTCTGGCGATCTTATGGTGTTTAATGGGTCTTATTTTTATGCCTAATATGAACGACATTAAATACGGGGCAATCTTAGCTCTTATCATCGCTGGCTTTCTTGTTCTAATGGCGTGGCTGGCAACATAATTAAAATAGCAGAAGAACCAGGAGACAAGAAGCCTATAACCCCAGCTTGAGGGGGAAAACAAAAAGACAATAAATAATTATGGCTGTAATTAGACAAGGGAACCCAAATAGAATTTGTGTTCATCATTCTGCTTGTAGTCCTGGAGCCGACAACCTCTCTGACC